AAGGACTTTGTCACAGGCGGGTCATCCAGTAAAAACCGCGTCGAGAAATCTGGTTAATTTTATGTGTACTCCTCAATTTCAACAGGCCATTGCTGGCGCGCAAGCCGCAGGCATTATCCCTGGTCAGCAGGTTAACCCCCAGGACGCTATCGCTGCCGGCCAAATGGGGGCTGCTATGGGGCAAACCCAACCGCAGTTCGACCCTCGTCAGAACGATCCTCGATATGCCGGTGCAATGGCTTCGCAGATTTCAGAACTTTTTGATCCTCGTACCGGACAGCGCATCCGCCAGGTCGGTCCTGCCAGGGAGATGCCAATGGTTCCTATTTCCAAGGAAGAGTTTGATGGTCCTGTCGTGAGCGATAGCATCAACAGCATTCCCCAGCACATGATGCGCAAGGAGTACGCGCCGATGCCTCCAATGCAGCGCATTCAGCGTTCCCCTACCGTCGGCGAACTGCTCGGCATCCCGCCTGGCACCACCCAAGAAGTCGGCGGCCCTGGCCGTTTCTAATCTATGTGTACCCCAGTAGCATTCGCACTAGCCCTAACGGCGGCAGGATCTGCCGCTCAAGCCGCAGGCGCGCGACGCGCAGCCAAGGCTATGGAGGGACAGCGTGTCGCCGAAAGCATTCGCCAGAAAGGCTTCCAGGATGAAGCTGCCGCAGTATCAGATGAATCTCTCGGCAAGTCCGGCAGGGATGCTACTGAAACTGGTATGTCAGAAGCTGCGGCTGCGCGAGCGGCTGCGTCTGATGCTGCTGTGGCTGAAGTCCGTGCGCCTATCGAGGCTACTGGTGCGAACCTAGCCGGCGACCAAACTGCCAACAAGTTGATGGCAACGGAAGGTGACGCTGCTGCCGCAAAGAACCTTGGCTACGCTACCCAGCAGGGTCGCGCCAAGGCCAACATGCTTTCGTTTAATGACGTTACCTTCCAGAACGCCATCAACAACATCCGCGCCGGCCAGAAGCTAAACACTACTGGCAACTTCATGCGCGGATCTGCCGGCGTACTTCCTATTGAACTTGAATACGCTTCCAAGAAAGGCGACAGCCTAAAGACCCTTGGTAGCGTTCTTTCTACCGCCGGATCTGTCGTTGGTATGGGTGCTGGTGCTGGTTGGTGGGATGCTCCAAGCCAAGCCGATATCCTTAACAAAACCAATTCGCTGGCAAACTTCTCCAACCCTTCAACGCTAAACGCCGCCAGCAACAACATTGCAAATTATAGCAATAGCCTATTGCCACTAGATCCCTTCAAGCTGCCGGCCATCCAGCCGCAGCCCTTCCTGGGTTCTGGTTCGTTCCCGGCTATGTATAAATTCCCCATTAAATGAGCAACAAAGTATCCGTCCAGGGCGACCCATATTGGGCGAAGGCCGCTGAAAACGTGGCTGGGATGTTCAACCCAGAGGCTGAAGCCAAGGGTGCGACCTTGCTGTCAACCGCTCGTTACAACAACGCCCGCGCCGCTGGACAGGAAGATCAGAATACAGCACTTGGAGAATCTGCTCTTCGCGCTGCCGGTTATTCTGACATGGAAATCGCAGCCATGCGGGCTGCGCGTGATAACTCTGTTGCCTCTATTTTCAAGGGAATTAACGAGAATCGCGGTCGCGAAGCTATTAATACTGGAGATTATAAAAAGGCTCTTGTCCTTACCGGCCAGGGCAATGCTTTAGATAACCTTGCTAAAGGAGAAATCTCAACAGCTGCTGTAACTGACCCTTTGAGTGGTAAGATTGACCAAAGTCTTGCATCCGTGTTTTCACAGGGTGTTAAGAACGAGGGAGGAAATACTTACACCTGGGACCCAGTTAATAGGACATACAAGGTTCTCGATGTTAATCCGCAGGGTCAAAGCTACCTTGCAAGTGCTGGAGCGAAGACTGATGTCGCTGGTGCTACGGTCAACAAAATCAATACGCAGGCTACTGCAATTAGTAACTGGAGTGATGCAAAGATTGAGCAGTACGCTCGTTTAACCGACGCGCAGATTGAAGATCTGGTCAACAAGGGTGCAAACCGAGATGCCCTTACCGTTGCTCGTACGCAGTCTATCGAGCATATGAATAAGCTTGCGACGGAAAAGAACGACGCACTTATCGAAGGAATAAAGGCCAAGACAGAAGGATTTAACGCTGAATCGGCTGCACGAATTTCTCGCACGAATTCGCTCATTAATCTTGATGCAATCAAGGGACAAGTAGCCCTCCTTGGCGACCCGGTTAAGAAGGCCCAGGCACAGGCAACCCTTTACGCGGCTATCGAAAATCATTACTCCAAGGACTTCTCGGAGAACCTTGGGACTAATAAGTGGGAGCAAGTTGACCCAATGCAAAAGAAAGCCCTTTCGGATCGCGCGCTTGAATACATGCGTCGCGGTGATGACTTCGGCCTAGCTTTGGCAAAGTCTGAAAAAGATCATGGTTTGACTGGGAAGATGGTAAAGGGACAAAAGTCTCAATTCTTTGGTCTTCGCACGTCTCCAGATGGAAAGATTTCTTTTGACGGATTCACGACTCCGTCTGCCCTGGCCGACGCGGTCGCCGGCGGGTCTGGGGCTGCCGCTGCTCCCGCTTCCCCGACCATCGTCCCGCCGGCTTCTACCGCTACAGCCGACACCCCTAGGCTGACAGATGATGCGGCTGGCCGAGAAGCGTACGCCAAGCTTCCTCCAGGTACTGTTTATGTTGCTCCAGATGGAAGTGTCCGTACAAAGGAGTAATGAGCAATTTCTGGGACGACGATAAGCCAGTACAGCCCAAGCAAGACCCTAAACCGAAGGCTAACTTTTGGGAGCAGGATAAGCCTGCCGCATTGCCGGCGGAGCAACCTGTCGTCAATCAGCCTGTCAGTCAGCCCATCGTCCAGGTCGAGAAGCCTACGCCAGTAGCAGCCGCTCCGTCGGTCGCCGACGCCATCGTCGCTGCTGCACCTAACGAGCAACCGGTCAAGCTGACTTCAGAGGAAGTCGCCAAACAACTTATTCCGGAGACTAAACTTGGTGAAGGTGCATTCGGTCAACAGCCTAGCCTAAAGTTTGGCCGTACGGTTCAGCGCGTGGCGCAGCCTACCAAGTCTGTCGTCAAAGACCTGTTTGGTGCTGATGGTGCAATTGCCGATACCTTTGTTCGATCCTGGTACGGATCTACCCAGTCTGACCTTTATACCGGATTGGCGCGACGCCTCAACGCCCGCAACACTTACGCCACGCTTGGAGAGGCTGGGATTGAGGCGCGCAAGAAGGAGCTGCATGACAAGTATGTTATGGGCAATATGGGCAAAGAAGAGTATGCGGAAATGCGCGACCTTGATAATGGCGTAATTGGACCTAAACTTGATGAGGAAATTGTTAAGATGAAGGGGCTTATCAAGGACACGAATGTAGTGATAAAGTCTGCCCAGGGTACTTCCGCTGGCATGGACAAGTTTAATAAGGCCAAGGGATTCTGGAATGCCACCAAGGCGTTGGTTTCAAGCCCTGTTGATATTGGTCTTGAGGGTCTTGCTGGATCGCTGATTGGAACTGCAAAGGGTGCTGTTGCTGCTGCCGCCTTCGCTGCTGCCGCTCGACGCGGAGGTGCAGGTGCTGGTGCAATCAAGGCCGCCGGTCTTGCTGGGGCTGGATTGTCTTCCGCAAGAATGTCCTATGATCCTAACGTCCTTGAGAAGCTGGTAAAGTGGGGCGAGGAAAACGGCGTTGATATCCTGCAAGACGTCGATGGTTGGGTTGCTGCTGTTAATAAGAATCCGGAAAACTTCGACCAAGAGTATGCCCAAGGCAAGAAAGACGCCAGGTTTGAAGCCAACGTCGAAGGCGCAGCCGTGACTGGCCTTGGTGCAATCAATGAATTTATTCCTGGTGGGACTAAATTCTTGTCTAGGTTTGCAATCGGTCGCCTCAAGGAAGGCGGGGAAGAACTTGGAACTACGCTCATCACCAATGCCGCAAAGGGTCAAGGTACGACCGCACAGGACGCGCTTCTTTCTACCTTCCTTGGATTGGGATTGGGCAACACGGAGGGCGTTGCATCTAATGCAATCGCCGCCAACGCCCAGGCTAACGCCGCGTCTGACGCTGCTCGACTCAACACGGTCGGCCTTGGCATGGTCAATGAACCTGCTCCGATTGCACCTACGTCCGGCGCTGCTCAACCTCCGCCCGCTGCCGCCCCGGTTGCACCTGTAGCACCTGCGCCAGTCGCCCCTGCTGTACCTATCGCCGGCGAGGTTGTACCTCCCGCGCCTGCTGCTCCAGTTGCTCCAGCCGCCCCTGCGGCTGAAGCTGCTCCTGCCGCTGAAGCCGCCCCTACCGTCGATCCTACCATCGCCCTCCAAGAGCAACTCAACGCCGCCAATGAACGTAAGTCCAAGGCTGAAGCGGCTTTTAGCCAATCTCTCTTCGACAAAGAAGTTGCAGAAGCTGCCTTGAAGGACGACCCAGAGAATGCCGAAAAGCTGGCAGCGGTGCAGGCTGCTGAAAAGGCTGTTAACGACTCTGCCATTGCGTACGGAGATGCGATTCAAGAATCAAATAACATCACCGATCAACTTGAGGCACCTACACCTGTTGCTGCTCCTGCGCCAGCCGCTCCTGCTCCTGCCGCCCCTGTCGCTCCTGCTCCAGCAGTCACGCCCACCGCCGCTACGCCAGCACCTACGCCCGCTCCAGCGCCGGCGCCTACTCCAGCCCCCGCACCTACTCCAGCCCCCGCACCTACCCCTGCTCCCACACCTACGCCCGCCCCTGCTACGCCCGCCCCTGCGTACGCTGGCGGCGACCCTCGCCAGGATCCTCGGTTTGGCGACCTATATAATGAGACGAAGTCTAAACTTCGCCGCGCCTACCAGTTCCTTCTAGAGCAACAGCAGATCTTGGCCGATATGAAGGCGAAGAACTACAAGACGGAAAAGAAGGAGAAGCAGATTGAGAAGATCAAAGCCAACATCGCCCAGCTTCTTGGCGACCCTGCCCCTGCTCCAGTTGCCCAGGCCGCCCCTGCACCTGCACCAGTTGCTCAACCAGCACCGGCCGCCCCCGCTCCTGCTCCTGCACCACAAGCCGCACCTGCCCCAGCCCCGACTCCTGCCCCTGCGCCTGCTCCTGCCCCTACCCCCGCTCCTGCTACCCCCGCCCCTGCAACCCCTGCTCCTGGGGCAAAGCCGAAGTCTTCCTTCGTCGCCGGTCTGCGTGAAGACGCGGCCAAGCTCAAGGGTCAGCAGGTGTCTTCTGCCCCTACCCCTTCAGTCCTGCCCTCCGGTGCAACGGCTGTCGCAGATCCGAGAAACGACCGCCGCTTTGAAGCCCTCAACCGCAACCTCAAGCAGGACGTCCGCCAACTGCACAACAAGGTCATCAACGATCAGAAGGCGCGCGAGAAAGCCATCAAGGAAGGTCGCAAGACCAAGAACCTGGATGACCGTATCGCCAAGAACAAGGCCGAGATTGAACGCATCCTGGCTAACCAGCCAGCCGTGAAGCCTGTAGATCCGAACGTCGCCCCCATCGACCCGACCGCAGCCGACCAGACCTACGACTACGAAGAGACGCCGGCCGCACCGGTGGACGATCCTGCGACGTCCGCACCTGTAGTTGCTCCTACGGCTGCCGCACCTGCCGTTGACCCTTCACCCACCCCCGAATCGCAACCATCCGATAAGTCCATTGATGAACTTTTTCAAATTATTGATAAACTTGAATACGAAGGAAGCAGGAACTCTCCTTCTCAACAAGCTAAAGTTAATGAATTAAAATCGATTATTAAGAAGAAGCTAGCCGAGCGGGGGGATAGTGAAAACAATCCTTCTTCCTTTAACGCCCCCCCATTCCCAGAAGCACCAGATTCTTCCGTATCTCCAGCCCAAAAAGCAAACTGGATGGGCAGGGTTAACGAGTGGCGCGCCCAATACGGCAAGACTCATAACTTTGATGGTACGCTAAAGAGCGAAGTAAAACAGAAGAAAAAGAAACTCACCAAAGCAGAAAAATTGCGCGAACGAATTGATGAAATCGAGTCGAGAGGAGACGAGATTTCACAGATGCAGGCAGACAAGCTGAAGGTAACTCTGGCAAAGCTTGAAGGAAGGCCGGCACCGCAAACAACGTCTGTTCAACTAAAGCCGCAGCTTTACATCCGAGTGGACGGGAAGAGTTATCCGGTTGAATCTTTGGCTGAAGCGTCTGAAAAGTGGAATGAGTTCCGCGACGGCGTCCAAAGTCTAGGGTTGAGCGTAAACGTCGGACGCACCGCGGAACAAAGGGAATTCGCAAGCAAGGTTAATGCTGGAGACGGCCCTGTGGTAATCGACCAAAGCGGTAAAGTTGTCGGATACATCTCGCCGAACGGAAAGATTTGGAAAAAGAAGAGGTCTAGCGACACCAACGAGACAATTTACGATCCATACGCCGAAGAGGAGGCACAGGCAAAAGCAGCCCCCAAGCCTATCGGCATGGAAGGAAGACCAGAACCGAAGACGATGGAAGAATACCAGCTTGCTGAAAAGATCTACGAGGAAGCGGCCAAGGCTCACCCCCCCGGAAGCGTACTTAACAAAGCCTACAAGTGGATGGCTACGGATTACATGCAGAAATATTACGCGGAAAGAAACCGAAATAAATACGATTCGGAAGTTGAAGCCGCAAGACTGGCGGAGCAAAAAGAAAAAGACAGCGTAATTGACGTTGAAGCCACGAAAGAATCTTCGCCTGCTGAATCAGAACTGAAAGTTGCGGCGGCAAAACAGGGATTTACGATTGGTCCTGTATACCACGGAACGCCTACTGGCGGCTTCAATAAGTTTGACTCTAACCGCACCGGGTCTAACGCCGGTGTTTCGCGCGGCGGATTTTCTTTCACCACAAACAGGGAAGCGGCGCAGGCTTATTCGGAAAATATGCGTTCGGAGGACAGGGCAATTGCAGATCTCGTAGCCAAGGCTAACGAAATCTTCGCAACCATTCGGGTGGACGCTCCTGGCATAGTATATGATTCAACCAATGTAGGTGAAATTAGGTTCGACACTAACGCAGTAGATAACCTTGAGTCTGCCGTAGATTCACTTGGAGACTACGCTTCCGAGTTGCGCAAGGCTGGCTATCCAGAACAGGCGGCCAAGCTTGAAGCACTAGCAAAAGAAGATTTTGGTGGTTCTAAACCAGAGGTTAAGGCGGTATTCCTGCGCTTGTCTGGAAATCCTCGTGAGATTAACACGACGCGAGAAAAGATGGCTTCTGACTTGTTTGGAGTAAGGGCTACCCCAAATTCTCCGGTGGTCGTTAACCTCGAAAACGGAGAAACTATTTATTACGTCGGAAACAACGCAGACATCAAGAGTGCTGAACAGGTTACAAGGGATGACCGAGGTAACGTAGTACCTCTGTCAAAGCGTTTTTCTGGAGGTGAAGATCTTCGCGGTGACTTTGAATCTAGGGAAGCAGCCAAGGTTCGTATTGCTTTAGAAGAAGCAGCCAAGGGCGACCCTGCTACCGTTGCAGAGCGTGTGAAAGCAGCACTAGACGCCTGGGAGACTGACACTCTTGGACCGGACGACAAGCCTAGCAACCGCGCCTTGTCCATCAACCCACAGGCTTTATCGGCTTGGGCGTACCGCATCTCCAAGTTGATTGTCAAGACCGGCATCAAGTTCGCCGCCTGGTCCAAGAGTATGGCCGGCAAGCTGACCAAGCAGCAGATGAAGGACATCTGGAGTCGAGCAAAGGTTCTTGCCCGCTTCCCAATGTCCATACTCACCATGCGATTCCTGGACAGCCGAGCGGATAAGATGTGGGAGCATGTCTCCCAGAATCCAGGGTCGCAGACGATGCGCGACCTGGCTAACCTCATCTTTACCAAGTCTGGTCCAGACGCTGACGCTACTAGCAACTCTATCCCGCAACGCATCAAGCAGGTACGCGCGCAGTTCGCCAACCAGTATTCCAATATCCTAAATCGTTTCGCAAATGAGTTTGCGAAAATGGACGGCGACCAGCGCAAGGAATGGGACAAGCAATTCCGCCGCTATGTCATCGGCCTAGACCCTCTTCCCTCCGGCGACCTTGGACAGGCAGTCCTTGATTTTCGTCAGATGATGAAGGAACTTCTTCAATACCAGACCAATGCCGGCATTGAAATGGGTGATGCCGGTGATGGTTACTTCCCGCGCATCTGGTCTTCAAAGAAGATCCAGGAGAACATCCAGGAATTCTTCAAGGCGGCCAAGGAAATGTATTCTCGTCGCGACCTTCGTCTTCTCACCAAGGCTATTGCCGATTTAAACGATGGCGTTGACGCAGAGGCTGCCCGCAAGAAAGACCTAGACCAGAAGGCGGGTCGTCGCGTTAAGCCGGATGCCGAATACCAGCAGGACGCTAGAGATAACGCCGACGAGAAGATTGCCGCCCTACAGGCAGAGCATGACGCCAAGGATGACGCCCACTACCAGAAGATGGCCGAAGACTGGGCGTGGCGCGCGCAGAATGGACGACTCGACGAAGTCCAATTGGGCGACTCTGGTATTCGCCAGTCCACCCTTCCAGATCATGCCGACCCTCGCACCTTCACCGTTGAAGAGGCAGCCATTGGTGACGCCTTCACGGACGACGACATCGACAAGGTAACCACACGATACATCTACGCATCAGTAAAGAAGGCCGAGATTGCCCGCGCCTTCGGTGCGGACGGAAAGAAGTTTAGCGAGATGATGGTTCAATTAAACACGGACAAGCTGTCTGGCGACGCCCAGAAGGAAGTCGCCAGTCTCATCCGTGGATCGCTTGATGTCGGGGTTGAAAGACTTGAAGGATTCCAAGCCACGTTTATGGACTGGGCTAACTTCGTCGTGGTATCCGGATACCTCACGTTAAGCTACATCAACAATCTCTTCCTTGAACCGATTTCCTACGGCATCCGTACTGGGTCGCCTATGCTTGCCCTGGAAGCCGTCGCAAAGACATGGGCGCACTTTGGGCGAGAGCTTCGCAATTCGATTAACGATTCAAGGGCTGTTCGTAAGTACTACAAAGGTCGAAAGGAATTCGCAAAGGCTATGGATACGGCTCTGGCGGAGACGCTCGGCCTTACCCATGTCGAACTTGAACGCATTGCCCAGGACAGCGCCATCGACTTTAACGCAGACCAGGAGGTAGAAGGTAGCCCGACCGCACGATGGCTCACCCAGCGTGTGCTTCGTGCAAACCTTATGGAGCAGTCAGAACGCGCCAAGATTTCTGCGTCGATGGCTATTGCTAGAGGACATCTTATCAATGTCGCGCGTACGTTTAACGGAAACTCCGCCCTACAGAATGTATTCTCCAAGGCCGGCATTGACGTGACAGCCGAATCATCGGCTAGGGCTATGATGCGTGAAGCCGGCGTACCGGATGCAGATCATGCCGACTTTGCCAACTTCGTCGCGTCCCTCAAGGATATGAACGACGCCGATTACCAGGCGGCAGTATTGGGTGGCGGTCGTCAAGCGCAGCTCTACCGACAAGCCCTACAGCGTACCAGCACCGGCATGGCTATCCAGACCGATGCGTCTTTGAAGATTGCTGGTTCTACCAATGTCTTCGGTCGCATGTTGATGCAGTTGATGAACTACTCCTACGCCTACGCAAATCTGGTAAAGGATCGCATGTACGACACAGCCCTGCGGGCGGTTAATCCTATGGCGCAGATTACTGCCCTGGATCGCGTCAAATACGCTATGCCAATGCTTGCCGGTGGAACGATGACTGTCGCTGCATCCATTGCCACCAAAGCCCTTGTTGCGTCGATGTTCCCCTCCGACTCCGGCGACGACTGGTTGGAGAAGGAAGACGAACTGAAGGTCTTGGATTCCGCCTCCTACGCCGGCATGTTCGGTAAGAAGTTTGAATACGCTATGAAGGCTTTCTCTCGCGGACAGCTTCCCTTCGGACCTATCCCCGAAGCCGTCGGTCGCACCGCTGGTGCCGTCTACAAGGCTGCCACCAACGCCGGAGACTCCGACGCTGCCAACTATAGTGCCGTCAAGTCGCTCAAGGACACCGTTCTAAAGCCTGCGGCAGTAGGTACGGCTTCAGCCATCAACCCTGTGTTGGGTGCGGGGGTGAATTACCTAGCCCGCGATAAGGACATCTCGGAGTCTATCGTCGAGGGTCTGTCCGGCGCGCCTAAACCCAAGAAGTAACGAATCAGTTGACGAATGTTGGGTGTTGTGGGAGGATGCTCTCGCAATGCCCAACATTGATACCGACGCCCTGGCCGATAAGCTCCACGCTGATCTCGGCCTACAGACTGAAATGGGACGCGAATATCTCCGCGCCATTATTCCCCTAGCCCAGCTTATGGATCGTAAGCAAATGGACTATGGGAGTAGCAATATCAGTTTGAACGGCGAGTTGGGTGTCATGGTCCGCACCCAGGATAAGGTAAGCCGCATCCGGAATCTCCTCACCAAGGAGATGAAGGGCGAGCCGGCTGCCACCAATGAACCGATCATCGATTCTTGGTCCGATCTCGCAAACTATGGCGTTATTGGCCTGCTCCTACGGAGCGGCAAGTGGCGCTAGACCTAGATTAGCACCGGCCCAGAGAAGGCCGCCTGGCTAAAGATATACCGGACCGCAAACCCGGCGAGATACCTTCTCGGCCTAGCCAAACAGAGGGCGTCCCGGTCCGGCCTAGAATTCGATCTAAAGCCCTCCGACATCCCGATTGGCACAGTATGCCCAGTACTGGGCATAACATTTAAGAGGGGGGTAGACGGCACTCCAATCGACAGCTCCCCTACCATCGACCGGGTCGATAATTCCAAGGGTTACATAAGGGGCAATGTGGTGGTGGTTTGTTACTTGGCTAACCGAATCAAGTCTTCGGCCAATGCCCAGCAACTGGGCAAAGTCTATAGGTGGCTGAAACGGTTGACCAAACCCCAGTCTTGATGACAATGGTTGGACTATGTTATTCGCATTCATTACCCTAGTTATCGGATTTGCCTGTGGCTTTGCCGCCGGCGTAAAGAACGCCAACTCATCCAAGGTCGATAAGGCCGTGGATATTCTCGACGCTCTCAAGGGCAAAGTTAAAAAGAAGTAAGTGCGGTACGCCCTGTCAGTCGTATTGCTTACGCTGGCGGGATGCTCGTCCACGCCCGAACCGCTTGTCCAGCCGCCAGCGCCGACCAAGGCCGACGCAGTCACAACCCTGGGCAAGGACTTGGACAAGACCGATCATCGAGTAGGCGCTGCCCTGGTCGCCATTGAAAGGAACGCGGACAAGCCAAAGGTCGTGGTAGCGGAGTCTCGACTAGCCCAGTCATACCTACCACCTGTCCCAGAAAACGACGTAGCATTCAGTATGGCGCGCGCGGCCAAGGGTAGCGACATTGACTACGCCAAGCAAATGGCCTTTGGGCGTCAGCTGGCAGCAGCCGTGACGGTTGCATGGGATCGACTGGAAAAAGACCAAGCCGAGGCGAAGCGAATCTCCGACCTAAAGGACAAGAAGATTGCGGAATTAACACAGGAGGTAGTTCGTGTTAAAAAGGAAGCGAGTAATAACGCTTGGACCTGGATTGCTGGAGGGCTGGCAGTAGCCGGCGCGCTGGCAACCTCGTTTCTAGGTCCAAAGATTGGGCTGCCGCTATTACTGTGCGGGATGCTGTGCGGTGCGGTGCCGTTCATTTACGATTCAGAATATTTTGCCATTACCGCAGGTACTACGATTGCCGCTTCATGTGGACTAGGGCTGTGGTGGCTGTACGACCGAGTTAAAGACTCGGTGAACGAAAATGAAAAGACCGAAGATAAAAATTAATTTTAAGGAACTGGGCGAACTTCCGCCCACTAACAAGAACGTCACCGACTTCGGCCAGGCCGACAAGGTTACCGGGGAGGTAACTTTAGATCCTCGGCAGCCTGCATTTGAAATGCTGGATTCTGCCGTCCACGAATTTCTGCACGTTGCGAATCCATACGCCTCTGAAAAGAGCGTAGCAGCAACTGCTACTATCATTGCTGAAGCCCTATGGAGAATGGGTTACCGCCGATGAGTGAACCAGAAGACAGCTTTATTGACCAACTTCGCAACGGAGGGTTGTGGGCGGCCATCATTGGTATGGCCGGCATGATCGCTAGGTTGTTACTTTCAACTACCCCTGGCATGACATGGGGCAAGGCCGCGCGGTATGTACTAGCAGCAGGCATCGTCGCATGGATTGTCGGCCAGGGGCTGAACGATGTTGGTATGACGCAGGGACTGAAGGATGCCTGCATCGGCATTGCCGGCGCCTCTGCTTCCCAGATCGTTGACTTCTCAATCATGTGGGTGAAGGCAAAGGGTGATAAATTAAAGGGTTAATAGTAGCTTTCAAAAAAAGCATAGTAAATTTGAAGTGGTGATTGACGCACCTACACCCAGTAGGCATACCCCTTTCCATCGGACCCAACACCGTGGACATCAAACTCGACATTCAAAAGCTGGTCGCCTACTTCGGCGGTCGCATCAATCTCTGGCGTAAACTCAACGCCACCGGCTACAAGCTATCCGTTAAGACCATTGAGAAGTGGTCTGAACGCGACAGCCTTCCGGCACACCGCATCGTCCAGTTAATGGACCTTGCCAAGCGCGATGGCCGTGTCATCGATCTTAACTCTTTCCTGCTGAACTCCGCCCCCAACGCCGAGACGAAGCTTTCCCCCAACCGACATGAAAAACAAAAAGTCCGCAGCAGCCGTTAAGGCTCTCACGGAGATGGATGTCTCGGAACTCCGAGACGCCGCCTCCATTCAGAACAACATCGTCGAAGCCGCCAAGGCTCGACTTGCCGACGTCCAGTCGGAACTGACCACCCGGTTCGCCGACGTGATCAAGTTCGCCTTGGAACAGGATGGCAAGACCCACGGCCAGCACACCTTTGAGTCCGAGGGCGTCAAGCTCACGTCCGAGGTTCGCGCCACCGTCAAGTGGGACAGCCCCAAGCTTGAACTGGTCGCTCGCTCCCTGCCTTACGACCAGGTCCAGCGCATGTTCAAGATTGAATTCTCCGTGCCGGAGAAGACGTTCCAGGCTGTCACCGAGAACGCCCTCCGCGACAAGCTGCTCGACGCCCGCACCGTCAAGTACAGCGACCCCAAGTTCACCTTCGTTTCCTAATCTCCCAACCCAACAACATGATCAAAATCATCAAGGCCGACGACCGCCTCAAAGCGGTCCCCAAAATCAACATCGCCCTGTTCGGCCCTGCCGGCGTCGGCAAGACCACCCAGGCTCGCACCCTCGACCCCAAGACCACGCTCTTCGTGGACCTTGAGGCCGGCACCCTCGCCATCCAAGACTGGCCGGCAGACGTCATTGACGTCCGCGATGTCGCCCAGTCCTTTGGCAAGTACCCTTGGGAAATCGCCCGCGCCCTGGCTTTGTATGTCGGCGGACATGATCCTAGCGACGCCACCGGTCCGTACTCAAAGCCTGTCCATGAGGCTGTCTCGACCGCCTTCTCCAACATCGACCTCGCCAAGTACGACACCATCTTCATTGACTCGATTACGGTCGCCGGTCGTGAGTGCTTTAAGTGGTCAAAGGTCCAGCCGGAGACGTTCAATCGAGAAGGCAAGCCCGACACTCGCGGCGCCTATGGTCTGCTCGGTCAAGAAATGATCCGCTGGCTGACCCACCTCCAGCACAGCAGCAAGTCCATCATCCTGTCTGGCATCCTTGACCAGGAGGTCGATGACCTCAAGCGTGTGTCTTGGAACCCGCAGATTGAGGGCAGCAAGACTGGCCGTGAGCTTCCGGGTATCTTCGACCAGGTCATCACCCTCCAGAACTTTAAGAACGAGGACGGCTCGATGTACCGTGCCTTCTGTTGCCAGCAGCAGAATCCGTGGGGCTATCCCGCCAAGGACCGCTCCGGTCGCCTTGATATCCTTGAGGCTCCCGACCTCGGCGCCCTCATCAAAAAGATTCGCGAAGGTAAGCGTGTCGATACCAACATCGTCCGCACCATCCCCACTTCCACACCCAAAACCAACACCAAGTAATACATACCATGAGCATGTTCTCCCCCACCTCCGGCGCCGGCTCGGCTCCGGAACTCATCCCCAACGGCACCCTTGCATGGGCGTTGGTCACCGTCAGCGGTGCCAAGCAGTCGAAGACCAGCGGCGGCACCTACTACCCGGTGACGCTCACGATCATCGGCGGCGACTACGAAGGCCGCAAGGTCTTCGACATGATCCCCGACGTGCAGGACGACCGCAATGGCGAGAAGTGGCGCAAAATGGGCATCACGTCCATTACCCGCATCTTTGAGTCTAGCGGTCACTTCAAGGTCGCTGACCCGAAGTCCTACGAGGCGTTCACCGGCAAGGAAACTCTCGCCATTATGAACTTCATGGACGGCCAGCGCGTCGCCATCAAGGTCAAGGTCGAGAAGAATACCGACCCTGCGTACGCCGACAAGAACAAGGTCGGTGAATGGCTGTCGCCCAACGCCGCTTCCGGTGGTTACCGCGACTTCCAGAAGCTGATCGCCGGCCAGTCCGGCGTTGTCGAACAGGCCCGCTCTGCGGCCTTCTCTGCGCCGGCACCGACGGCTGCTCCAGGTTGGGTCAAGACTCCGTCTTCCTCCAATCCGTTCTAATCGGACACCATCCAGGCGTCCCTTGATTAAGGTGCTGACAAACGAAAATAATATGTCAGTATCTTATCAAGGGACGTTTGTCCTTTTGCTCCTTTACATCAAGGGTGAGAGCGAGACGACAACCTGGCCGTCGGTCCAGCAACTTCCGTCTACGCTCG